ACAACTCTACTGAGTCGTCCCTCAATGGGGCGCGCTCAGTAAAAAACTACTTAACTTAAGGAGAATATAATGAGAAGAGCAAGAAAAATGAACTTTAGAAAATCTAAGAGACTCTTTACTAGAACTGCTCGTAGAACACATAGAAAAAATTCACTTAGACACCGTGGCCGACCTATGAGAGGCGGCATACGCCTTTAAAAAACAAGGTTACCTACCGTGCCTTGCTATCATCCTGTACAAGGGTACAGAAGACCCAATGGTCAATGGACTGGAAAAGATGAGGATTTTTATCCTTCTATGACTAGACCCTGTGGTTATTGCACAGGCTGTCGATTTAAAAAACAACAAGAATGGACTGTTCGTTGTCTTAACGAACAGATAACAACTCCGGAAACTTCTTCATTTATAACACTTACTTACAATACAAAAAAATTACCAGCAAATTCAAGTTTAGATTACGTACACTGGCAAAAATTTATACGTTCTTTAAAAAAACGTAATAATGGAAAAAAAATACGATATTTCGGAGTAGGCGAATATGGTGATAATTTAGGTAGACCACACTTTCACGCGATCTTGTTTGGACACCATTTCGACGATAAAATACCTTTAAAAGGTAAAAAAGTAAATAATCTCTATAAATCTAAACAATTACAATCAGCTTGGTGTTCCTCTGACCAAGAGCCTCGGGGGTTCGTCTCGGTAGGGGACGTAACCCCTGAATCTATTTCATATGTATGTGGATACGTACAAAAAAAGATTTATGGTCAGAGACAAGGACAACACTATAAATATATAGATACAGTTACTGGAGAAGTAACTGAAATATCTAATAATAATACAATATATCTCAAAGCACCTGAGAAAGCTTTTATGTCTAGAAGACCTGGAATCGGTACTGACTATTATGATAAATTTCATTCAGACATGTATAGACTTAATAATAATTGTATTCATATAAAGGGCAAAGCTGTTGCTGTCCCTTCTTTCTATAATAATAAATTTAAAAAAGATAATCCTGCTGAATGGTTAGAACTTCAGCAATTAAAGGAAGAGAACATGCGTGAATACACGCCTGAGGCTCTCATACAACATGAGAAAAATTTTAAAGCTCGTATGAGCATATTTAAAAGAGGAAAATTATTATGAAAATGCAACTTTATACAATATTTGATAAAAAACTTGAGGCTTATCATCAACCTTTCTGTTTAGAAAATGAAAATGTCGCATTGCGACAATTTCAAAATATGGCTAAGAAGGAAACTTCTATAGCCGATAACCCAGAGGATTATTCCCTCTGGCATACAGCAACTTTTGAAACTACAACAGGTCAAACAGAATCTTTTGAACCTCAATTACTTGCAAAGGCTCACGAATTCGTGATACAATCTAAATAATTTAACATAATAATTTTTATAAGAAAATATCATGAGAAATCCACACCGACACAATACACGCGTAAATTCAGCATCATATGAACAATTCGTCGAAGTACCACACGCTGATATTCAGCGTTCAACTTTTGATCGTTCACATGGTGTCAAAACGACTTTCGACGCAGGTGAATTAATACCAATTTATGCTGATGAAATGTTACCTGGTGATACATTTTCTTGTAAACTTACTGCCTTTGCACGATTAGCAACACCTATTCACCCAACCATGGATAACGCATTCATGGATACTCATTTCTTCTCTGTCCCACTACGATTAATCTGGGACGACTTTGAAGAATTCATGGGTGAAACTAAAACTTATACCGCATCTGGTTCCGCTAGACTAGATGAAACACCCGACTTTACCGTTGCCGCTCCAGTAGCTCCTACTATAACTGCTGGCGGCTCTGGTGAAGCCGAAGGCTCACTTGCCGACTATCTTGGAGTACCAACAAAAATAGCTGGATTAGAATTCTCTGCATTGTTCTCAAGAGCTTATACTCTAATCTGGAACGATTGGTTCAGAGATGAGAACTTACAAAAACCAGCTACATTATTAACTACTTCTGGAGCTGACGCTACTGCTTATTCTATACTTAATCGTGGTAAACGCCACGATTATTTTACATCTGCTTTACCATGGCCACAAAAAGGTGCGGATGTATCTTTACCCCTTGGTACAAGCGCACCTATTAATAGAGACGGTATCTTTAAACTAGGTGATTCAACAGGAAATGACTTCGCTGAAACTGTTGCCGACACTAGTGGTGGTTCATGGAATTACGATAATATTACTGGATCTTTCTCTAATGGCGAAGATATGTATTATAAATCTGGTCTTAGTGCTGATTTGACGTCTGCAACATCTGCTACAATAAATCAATTAAGACTTGCTTTCGCCACACAAAAATTCCTAGAGCGTCAAGCCCGCTCAGGCTCTCGTTATATCGAGGTCATAAAAGGCCATTTTAATGTTACAAGCCCTGACGCTAGACTTCAACGCCCTGAATATATTGGCGGTGGAAGTTCACCTGTTAATATTTCACCAGTAGCTCAAACATCGTCTACTGATGCAACATCACCTCAAGGTAACTTATCTGCTATAGGAACATCAGTCGTATCAGGACACTCATTTACAAAATCAGCAACCGAGCATTGCATACTTATCGGATTAGTATCCGTAAGAACAGCATTAACTTATCAACAAGGCCTTAATCGTATGTTCTCACGTGCAACTATATACGATTATTATTGGCCAACACTATCAACAATCGGCGAACAAGCCGTACTTAATAAAGAAATCTACGCTGACGGATCTGCAGCTGATGATACCGTTTTCGGGTATCAAGAGAGGTATGCCGAGTATCGCTATAAACCGTCATTAGTAACTGGTAGATTTCGCTCAAATGCTACTACATCTTTAGAAACTTGGCATTATGCCCAAGAATACTCAGCTCTACCTGTACTTGGTCAATCTTGGATTCAACAAGGTAAAGCTAATGTACAAAGAACACTTGCGGTAGCAACAGAACCTCAGTTTATCTTTGATTCATTATTTAAATTACGCTGTACCCGGCCTATGCCTGTTACATCTGTACCTGGTGGTACACACTTCTGATGTTTGATTGGCTAGGCGGTTTCTTAGGCTATAAGGGTACTAAAGATACTAATGTAGCCTCTGCTTTACAAGCTCAAAAACAAATGGACTTCCAAAGGGAAATGTCCAATACTGCTGTTCAACGCCGAATGGCTGACTTACGTAAAGCTGGAATAAATCCTATTCTAGCTGGCTCAAAAGAGGCCAGCTCACCTGCTGGTGCGCAAGCACCAATGCAAAATCCTACTGCTTCAGCTGTTCAAGCTGGAAGGCAATTACAAGAACTTAAAAATATGCGAGCTACACACGAGCTTATACAACAGGATACAAATATGAAATATGCACACCAAGATCTTTACCACAATCAATGGAAAGCATCTCAAGGTGAGGCTCAATATGGAGAAATGGTTAAAAACTTTCTCCGCTCACCTCGTGGTAAAGCTTGGTTTGAAACTCAAATGTGGCTACCTCAAGCTACAGGCGCTCTTACTGGAATAACTTCTGCTTTAGGACTCAAGCGCCTTAAAACACTTACACGACAGAAATCAGGTGGCAAAGGTTTTAAAACTGCCAGCTTTAATCCAACTACTGGTGAGATACGTTGACTACTAAAAGAAAAGCCACTGGCGTAAGAAAAAGAACTTTCCGTTCCGCATATAATGTCGGCACACAGGATTATTCAGAAATACATAATCCGAAAGATGCTCTTACAGAGCAATCTCATAAGAACGAATGTGATATTAATCTCATATTAGCTCAGTTTATGGAAACTGGACTTATGCCTAATATGAAAAATAACAATCCTCAATACGGTGACGTATCTGAGATAGATTTTCAGGATATACAAAATCAATTAGCGAATGCAAAATCGTTATTCGAAGAATTACCGGAACGTGTGAAGGATCAATTCGATAACGAACCTTTCAAATTCCTACAATTCGCAGAAAATCCTGAAAACAATCAAGCCCTAGTAGATATGGGGCTTGCTAATGCTCCTAAAAAAGAGCGTTTAGCTCCGTCTTTAAAAGGAGAAGACGAGAAGAAGACTACGTCTCTTCCGTCCGACAAGCCAGGCGAATCTGGCGCGTCAGAACAGTTGGACACTTGATACAACT